CCTCAATACTGGTACATGGTGGATTTTGGGGTAGTAGGTGCTGCGACTACAGCTGCTCCGACAACAATAGCTCCAACAACCCAAGCTCCAACGACGAGTCAACCAACTACGACTGCACCAACTACTGCGCAACCAACGACTGTAGCTCCGACAACAGCTAAGCCCACGACTGCACCTCCTACAACCTTGGCGCCGACTACAACTAAGCCGACCACAGCTCCACCCACTACTCAGGCACCAACAACTGTACAACCTACAACTGTACCACCAACGACGGTTAAGCCAACTACTCCACCACCTACAACTGTTTCTCCCACAACTATCCTGCCTACAACAATAGCAGGAACAACTGTAGTTCCAACTACCGCTCTACCTCCACAACCAACTACAGTTGTTCCTACTACTGTTGTACCTCTGGAGATGCACGAATGCCTGTTATCTGTTCAATCTGGTATATTAAAGGAGTTGTTGTTACAGTCTAAAATAACAAAAGAGTTATCTGAAAGATCTCTAATCAACAACGAGGTGTTACTGTATGGAGACCTTTGTAGGTGATACTGTGAAAATACTAGTATCAACAGGCATTGATTTGTCTGGTTTTGGTGATATAAAGGTAATGTACAAAAAAACCAGATGGCTCTGTAGGAGAGTGGGAAGCCGCTGTCTGTCCTGATGATGATACTTACATACAGTACCAGTGTGACATCAATACACTTGATATGAGCGGCACTTGGAAATTACAAGCATTTGTTAGCAACGACAACGAACAGTATCATGGTAAGTGGACTGATTTAATAGTTCTTTCACCTATAACTTAGATTGTTTAAATTTTGAACAAACTATGGCTACAAGACGTATACGCATAGGCTCGATGGAAGACATCTTCCAATATGATGATGCTGACTATGGCACAGCCGCTGACTTTGACAACATGCCTGTGAAGATAGGTGCAAGCACAGCTGGTGACGAGGCAGTTCGCCAAGATCAGATACCAACTCCTGGAGATGTTGTTTCAGCTGCTGCAAATATCGGTGATCACGCGCTTGTACGTGGAGATGGTGGAGCTAAGGGTATCCAGGAAGTTCCTGGTGTGACTGCTGATGACAATGGACAGATAGCACTGTCTGGAAATGCCAGGTTAAAACATCGTCTTTGGATACCTGCCAATGGGATTCAAGCTGCAGGTACAAAGCCTGCATCACTCGTACTAGTTGGTGTGTCAGTATGCTGGGAATTTGTGATAACTTCTGACAAACAAATACAAGTAATATTCCCTATACCTCTAGACATCGACAGATCTCACGACATGACTGTCCACATAGGTTGGTTCACTGCTGATAACAATGTTGCTCATGTGGCTAACTGGGAACTAGAGTATAAACTAATTGAACCTGACGAAGATGTAGCTGGAGCTGCTAATGGGACTCTTGATGTATCACCTAACCCAAGTTCGATCGCTAACGGAATGGTTTTGACAGAGTTAGGAAATATTACAGTTGGAGCTAACGATATAACTCTCCATGCAAATCTGACGTTGGATGTGAGTGATAGTACTATAACGTCAAGTGCTTATCTCTCGGGTATATGTATGGACTATGTAGCTAACAAACTTGGAGGGGCTGTCTAATGCCTTACATAATCCACGGTGAACCGAGTTCCTGGAAAGACAACATTTACACTCGTGAGACATATGACTACGACTATCCATACGGCCTAGACTTACGTCCCGATAGCGATTTACACAAAAAACTACGCAATCGCATCTGGCAACGTGCTAATGCCTCACGGAATGAGATATCTAAAAGATTCGATCATTGGAGAGAGATAGATAGGACACTGACAACTTACATTTCCTTAAAGGACAAGGAAAAGGAACTGAAGTCAAGCGATCCTAGGAAGCCTGTGGCAATAGTATTTCCCTACAGCTACTCAATGCTCGAAGCGTTGTTAACTTACTTGTCAATGGCTTTCTTTCAAGATCCTATGTTCCAATATGAAGGTGTAGAAGATGATGACACTCTCGGTGCAATGTTGATGGAACTTGTAATAAGATTACACTGCATCAAGAACAAAGTTCCTCTTGCTGTTCACACTGTGTTGCGTGATTCTTTAGCCTATGGAGTAGGCATTGCAATCCCTGGTTGGAGACAAATCTATGGTCGAAGACCTATTAAATCAACCATTGTTACTGAATCCGAGCTAGGGACTGAATCTACTACTACAGTTGAAATGATAGAAGATTTACTCTTCGAGGGTAACGAACTGATTAACATTGATCCCTATATGTGGTTACCTGATCCATCTGTCTCCAGTGTAAATATTCAAGACGGTGAGTTTGTTGGGTGGATAGATCGTGATAATTATATGAATTTACTTTCCGAAGAAAGTAGGCCTAACTCTGGCCTATTCAATGTCAAATACCTAAAACACAAGAAAGACAAACGCTCAACCCTAGCACTCGACCAGAGTGATCGTCAAACTCGACATGGAGGTTCTACCGAACTCCAACGTTCCGCAACAGGTGTAACAACACCAGTTGATATCATAAAGATGTACATAACTCTCATCCCTAAGGAATGGGGTCTGTCAGATAGTGAATACCCAGAAAAATGGTACTTTGAACTTGCCTCTGATGACATAATAATAGCGTGTGAGAAGGCAGATCACAGCCACGGGATGTATCCAGTAGCTGTTGCATCACCTGAGTTTGACGGCTATTCAATTGATGTATCCAGTAGCTGTTGCATCACCTGAGTTTGACGGCTATTCAATTACACCTATCGGTCGTCTGGAGGTACTCTACGGCCTACAACATACGCTAGACTTTCTCTTTAACAGTCACATAGAAAATGTCAAAAAAGCTATCAACGACATGTTAGTTGTTGACCCTTACTTGGTTAACATAAATGATCTAAAAGACCCTCAACCAGGCAAATTAATCCGCTTACGAAGACCTGCGTGGGGAAGAGGTGTTGAAAAAGTTGTTCAACAACTCGCTATAAATGACATCACTCGTCTGAATATTGCTGACAGCAGCTACATAACTCAATGGATGGATCGCATAAGTGGTGCCGACCAATCTATGATGGGCACACTTCGTTTGTCAGGTCCTGAACGCCTAACCAGGTCCGAGTTCCAAGGAACTCGTGGTTCTGCAGTCAGTAGGCTGCAACGAATTGCTATGATAATCGGTATGCAGTTTATGCAGGATGTAGGAACTATGTTTGCTTCTCACGTACAACAGTATATGACAAAAGAAACCTACGTAAGAGCTGTTGGTCGTTATGCAGATCAACTCAAAGCAACTTTTGGAAAAGACAGAGTCCAAGTATCACCTTATGATCTGGCAATAAACTACGATTTAATCGTAAGGGACGGCTCAATACCTGGTGGCAACTTCTCTGACGCTTGGATCTCATTGTTCAAGGTAATAGCCCAATCTCCTGAGTTATTACAATCATTTGACATTACAAGGATATTTATCTACATAGCTCAGCAACTTGGAGCTAAAAATGTTGAGGATTTTACTCGAAAAGTAACACCTCAAGTAATGCCTGACGAAACTGTCTTACGTGAAGCTGAAAAAGGAAACCTTGTACCGACAGGAGAGTTAAATGAATGAGATAGTTGTAAGAGCTACAAAGGAACAAATAAATGAATTTAAAGAATCCCTTCTTTGGCAAGATATAGTGAATGAACTAATGAGTTGGAAAGAAGGATTCAACAGAGAAATGCAATCAATAGTTGATGACGCAGCCACTGAAAATCCGTCTACTGCCTCTGTCTTGTTGTATATGGGTGATTTAAACGGCAGACAAAAGGCCGTAGATTATATGATAAACATCCTTGACATGTTTCTATCAATCTTAGAATCCAAGGAGCAAGAAAATGACTCTGGACGCAACGAAACCGACTGATCAAGCGCTGGTTTCTGAACTAGCCAATTATATTAGGGAGACAAGAGAGGCTTTGAACTCTCTCGAATCGAACGTTAGTGACGTTGTTGTGACTGACACTACCATCTCTGGGGGTACTACAACTTTGGTTGTTGGTACAGATTTGAGCGAAGCAGCTATCGAAATCGTGTTAATTGACAGCTTAGGTGCCTCCGATCTTGCACACATAACTAATGGCACTGAGGGTCAGATCAAGATCTTCATAATGCAAGACAACGACATTGGTTTTGTAGATGGCGACAAGGCTGATGGTGACTTTTATTTGAACCAACTGCCTGCGGGTTCAACTTTCGATGCTCACCAAAATGATGTCCTTGCTCTAGTAAACATCGACGGAGATGGCGGAGCTACAACTCACGGCTATTGGAAGGAACTATGGCGTCTTGAGGCGGTTAAATAGATCGTTTAAAATTTAAACAAACTATTAACGGAGGTTAGCTATGAACGACTTTGCAGACGAGATAGAACTCATGAACAAACACTTGACAGGCGAAGGTGAACAAACAACTGAGGCGCCTTCAACCGAAGGACCTTCAACCGAAGTACCTGCGACGGAGCTTTCTTCGACCGAAGTTCCTTCAACTGAGGCACCGTCAACAGAGGTGCCTTCGACAGAGGTTCCCTCTACCGACGTTCCTGAGGATGACGTAGTTACTCGGCTAAAGGCTGAAATCGAAGAACTAAAGGCTCTTGTAAAGGGCAAGAAACCGACAACTGAAGCACCTTCGACTGAGCCACCTTTGGAACTTGAAGAAAGGAACTTTCTCGAAGGTGTAGACGTAGATGAAGTAATGGACAATCCTGCTGCGCTAAACAAGTTGTTAAACAAGATCTATCAACAAGCAGTAACAGACACCAGGAAAATTCTCGGCGAAGGTGTTCTTCGTTCGATACCTGAAATCGTAAGAACCAACATAGCAACTGTAACAAACCTCCAAAGAGCAAGCGAACAATTCTACGAACAAAACCCTGACCTAAAACCTTTCAAAAAAGTCGTAGCATCAGTCTTCGAGGAACTCGCTTCCCAAAACCCAGATAAGCGTTACGACGAGATATTGACCGAAGTAGGTGATGAAGTGAGGAAACGTCTTGACTTGCACAAGCAAGCAACTGCAAATCAACCTAAAAGACCAACAGCCCCTCGTCTGCCAAGAAAACGCTCCAGCGCTGGCAGACCTAAGGGCCAACAACCACCAACTGATCCTCTTCTAGCTGAACTAGAAGAAATGAACAAAGCATTAGGGAGGTAACTAACTATGGCACTTGAAGACAAATTTGCACAGCATGACAAAATAGTGGTTGACAAATATGTTAACCCTACAGAGGACTACGAGATGAAAACCTATGATTACGTAGTCCGTCCAAGCGCTAATCCAACAACAGGAGCTATCAAAATCACTTTGCCACGTGTAGCTGAGGCCAAAGGCAGGTTTTACTCAATCCTGGCTCGTGACGCTGACGGGACTAATACCATTACCGTTCAAGACCAGGATGACAGTGAGCTTTGGTCTGATATCACACTAAATGGCCCTGGTGATCAGGTACTTCTGTACTCTGACGGCATTCATTGGTGGACAGTTGTATCTGTCCTAACTTATTCTGGAACAACTGCTGCACCAACATCTGAAGCTGCATAATTCTTGATTAATGGAGGTGACTAAAATGTTTCTTGGAATGAGAGGAACTGGCGACTGGGTCGATGGACAGAGACCCAAAAATTGGAGAGAGCAAATCCTTTATCTATATCCTAATGGTCAAGCTCCATTGACCGCAATCTTGTCAATGCTTAATAGTGAAAAAACAGATGATCCAGAGTTTTCGTGGTGGACTCAGGAACAAGCCACAGTCGGTGGTGCTGTAAGTGGTGTCTACACACTCCCAGACCTTACCAGCGCTTATACCAGTGGTGGTGTAGCTGGAGATGTGGTCTATGTGCAGATTACTACAACACTCGCTAACCGTATCCGTGAAGGGCATCAGATCTTGCTACGTGACTCTGATGATTATCGTGTTGATGTAGTTGGCAAAATCATCGGTGTAACCAGAGGAACCACCAACTCTGTTTTGGCAGTGAGGTTGCTCGAAGATGACGACAACTCTCCTGACCACGACTTGAGTGATTGCGACACCTTCAAGATCATCGGCAATATCAATCCTGAAGGTGGCGAGATGCCTGATGCGATTGCTCTTAACCCGACAAAGGTTTACAACTATACCCAAATTTTCCGTACACCTTTGTCAATCACTCGAACCGCTCGCAGGACTAAGCTTCGCACTGGTGATCAATATCAGAAAGCTAAGGCCGAAGCTTTGGAAATGCACTCTTGGGAAATGGAACTTGCATTCTTGTGGGGCATTCGCACTGAGAATGTAGGTGATAATGGAAAACCTGAGCGCACCACTATGGGCGTGATCAACTTCATCCGCCAATATGCACCCGCAAACTGCGACGACTACACCTTGAACACCGACTACAGTGGAAAGGCCTGGACTACTGGCGGTGAAGATTGGTTCAAAGCTATGCTCGAACAAATCTTCCGCTATGGTGCTGAGGAAAAACTTGCACTCGTTGGAAGTGGTGCTCTGCTCGGTATAGATGCCCTAGCAATGGCTGGTGGGCAGGTCAACCTACAACCTGCTCAAAAAGTCTACGGGATGCAAATTCGTGAGTGGATAACTCCGTTTGGAACCATCTACATGAAAACTCATCCGTTGTTCAGTTACGACGCAACCACCAGGAACATGATGATCATTCTTGAGCCTAAGGAACTAACCTATCGTTACATCGACGATACTACATTCTATGGCGAATCTTCATCGAAGAAACATCCTGAGGGTTATGGACAGCGGCGAGTCGATGGGACTAATGAGGAGTTCTTAACCGAAGCTGGTCTCGAGTTTGGACTGCCACAAAAGTGCGCAGTGCTAAATGGAGTTGGCCTGGATAATGAACTTAGCTAACCTCCAACTTGGGCCGGCAAAGTGGGTTTGGACACTTCGGTGTCCAGCCCACTAAACAATGAGATTGTTTAAAATTTAAACTATCTGGTGCGAAAATGAATCTATTACAAATCCGACAGAAGTTCCGTGAACTAAGTGGTCTCTATGACCTTGTGAACGAGGACGGCTCTGACAATGGTGCAGACTTCTTCATCAACGAGGGTCGTAAATTCCTCGACCGTCTAGATGAAACCCAAAAATCCTGGGCCTCTTGCTTCCGCTTCATTGAAGTTGGACATTTCAGCACTTCATTTCCCTATTGTAGAGCGATAAAGAAAGTCTGGATTGCTGATACAACTAACGGTCGTTGGCAGTTGGAGAAGAAAGACCTTCAAGACCTAATTGCTGGATACTTAGCTAACGTTCCAAGCGAGCGCACCGAAGGGACTCCACTTTACTATTCACCTTGTATAACTCGCTATATTCCTGAGGACGCAGACATAACTGAGATCGAAGCATTCATCGGCTATGTTGATATACCTTCTGGCAATGCCCACGAATACAATACTATAATGCTGAACGTTCCAGTTCAGTACAAAACTATGGTCGAAATAAAAGGTCTATTCTATTCCCAAGAACTTGTCAACGATGAAGATAAGAACTATTGGTCAGAAGTCCATCCAATGTTATTAATAATGGCAGCTATGAGGCAGGTAGAAATCGCTAACAGAAATACTCAAGGTGTAAACGACTGGACTAATGCCATCTTAATTGAAATGAAACAACTTGGAATGGACTTGGTTGAAGAACTAATTGCCGAAGTTGATCAAATGGAGGGCTGAAATGAGGTATGGCAGTGAACTGGTTCTCGATCTTTATGGTTGCAAGGTTAAATTTACTGTAGAGAATGTGCTCAGGTATTTTGAGCACTTGTGTCCACTACTGAACATGAAACCTTACAAGGTCTACTTCTGGTCTGCTGACGAGCTGCCATCTGACCAGGTTCCCGATGTAGTCGAAGGAATGTCTGCCGTCCAATTCATCTTGACATCATCAATCACTGTTCATACCTCTGACAAGTTTGACATGATAATGATTAACATCTTTTCATGTGCCGACTTTGACGCACAACATGCTATGAACTTTTCAATAGATTGGTTCAAGGCATCTCACTGCAAACATCATTTTATAGAACGAGGTGTTGTCGCTGGAAGATAGAATAAAGAAACTTGAATTGACAGTAAACCGTCTTTCTAGACGTTCAAGGAAAGTCGCTTCAGCTATGATTACTCCATATCCAATTTCTAACGCTGTCTTTGGAG